CAAATATAGTAATTATTTTAGACTTATTTCTAAGAACTTTAAAACCTCAATACCATCATCTGACTTTAAGAATAAAGCAACTGTTTCATATGGGTCTTCACCAAATGGTATGCTCATCATTTTCTTTTTATTGCTCTTTGTATTAAACCATACTTCTCTTTGACCATTTCTAAATTGCAATAAATTATGAGCAAAAAATAATTGCACATTTGATTGTAATTTAAGTAAAGGGTCATTAAGTATTTCTAAAAATGACTTAGGTTCTTTTTTAGCATATATTAATACATCTCTACGCAACTCTGCAGTTGATACGGTTGTAACATCTTTTTGAAACATTACTCTACTTACTACTTCAAGTTGCTCAATGCTTAACTGTCTTGCTTCAATTAATGCGTCTACTTCAAAGTTTAAATCTTCAACTTCTTTTGCAGCATCAACTGTCTTGTCTACTTCTACAAAAACACTTCCATTCATGGGGTGATAATGTAGGAATTGTTGTAGAACAGGATTTGTTCTTGGAACATTTAAAAATCCATCGTCAAAAATAACAGGTTCAAGAAGAAAATTTCCATCTTGCTCATCTTCAAATGGTGACTTTTGATTTCTTGCATAGCGAAGTGCTCTGTTTGTGTTATGTTCTTCATCAAAGTGAAGAAGTGGAAATCTAGATGTGTTCCTAGATGGCAACGTAAAAGATATTGGCGTTGCATTGCTTTTTAATTTGTAGGTCTTATCTACTGTTGTTGTGTTTTTTTTCATTTTATTTAATTTAAGTTGTTACTAAAAAAATAGAGAGGGACACTGATGTCCCTCTCTTTATTTAATCATTTGTTATTATGCTCCGTAACGGAATAATACAAAGTTATTCGCACCTAAAGTACAAACAGCACGCTCAGATAAGAAGTTAACTTCCATTGCATCTAAGTCACTAGTTTGAGCACCTCCGGCTGAACCTGTAATCCAAGTCTTATATTTTCTATCTTCTGCTTCAGAAGCACGATATCTAACATGTAAGAAAGGTCGCTTTGCATTTTTACCCATAATTTGGTCATATACATTAGTTGAACCTGCAGGAACAAGTAGTCCTGTAACAGCTTTAGAAGCTGCAGCAGTAGACATTCCTCCACGCATTGTTGGGTCATTTAAGTATTTCCAATCAGTCTTGTAGAAATCATAACCTCTTCGGAATCCTGTAAAGCCTAAGTTTAAAGCCATGTCTTTGTCATTGTCAAATAGACCATAAGAAGTACCACCTGCTCCATAAGAGTTTTGTGCTGCTAACATATCGTCAATGTCAAATCCAAAATCACGATTAACAAATAGTACGTTTTCTTCAATAGCACCTTGCTTATCTAAACGAGATATAACAGTGTCCCAATCAGAAAGGGTTGTTGGATTACCACCGCCCCATACATTTCCACGGCTATTTACTACATAGAAAACACCTTCTGAACCTCCTGCTGTTCCAACTACTGCTGCTGCACCTGAAGCGGCTGACTGAACAGGAACTGCTTCAATCATTGCAGTTTCAAGATAGTCCTCAAAACGTAAACGAGTTTCATGCTCTGACTTTAAATACCAAAGGTATCCTGAAGCACCATTCTCAGTAGTTACTTCAACCCAACCAATTTGAGCCATGTCTGAACCATTTACTGCATACTTGTCTTTGATGATAATAGGCTTGTTAGTAAAGATTTCATCTTCAGCTTCCAAAGAACCTTGCATTCCTGCTGTTCCTTTTTTAAATTCAGAACCGTAAACAAATACAGTACAAGTCATTGCGTTAACAATAGAAGGAGTAGTCTCATAGAAAGCTATTGTAACAACTAAACCTGAAACAACTGTAACAATTGCTTTGTTACTTAATCCTGTTGCATTGTCTTGAATCAATAAAGTTTGTCCAACTCGAATAGCTGCCGTAGTAGCTCCCGGGTCTGAAATAGTAAAAATTATTGTTGTTGTTCCTACAGCTCCTGATGTAAGACAGCTTGTGTACTTAGTATGTAGACGACCTTGTTCAGCCCAAATTATTTTGTCTGAATTTGATGGCATCTCAGCTCCTACTAAACGTAAGAATGAAGATACTGTACGATTGCCATAACGCTCAAATTCTTTCTCATAAGTATCAGGAAGATACTGATTTAAAAAGTTAAAGTTTGTTATGTAATTTGTTGATAAGGGAACTTGCTCTGCACTTGGCTGCAAGTTAAACCCGGGGGTTGATAAAATTGCCATTTTGTTTTGTTTTAGTTTTTATATTCTTTTTATACTTCTAATTTTTAGTCCGTTTCCGGATTCAGGGCTTAGAGACTTGACCTGCATTCCATCAACCCTATTAGTGTTTTCAGGTGTTTTGCGTTCAGACATGTTTATATTTTTCATCTTCTTCGCAACATCATCTGTAGCATCTGCTTGTCCTTGTTCATAAAAGAACTTAGCAAACTTTTCAGGGTTCATAGCCATAGCTAACGATTTATGATATCCTTCTGCGTCTTTCATTAAACCATTTTCATCTAAAAACTTATTAATAAAGTTTTGTGGTGATGAATGATTTTTTTTAATCTCGCTTAGATTACCGGGAGAAAATGAAAATTTCTTGTCGTTTATGTTGAAATCAAAACCTTTGAAATCATCGTTCAAAACTTCATTTGTCTTTTGGTCGAACCATTCACGCTTTCGCTTGTTTGATTCTTCAATAGTCGCAGCTTCCTTGGTATATTGCTTATATGCTTCAAAATTTTCTTTTTCATCATCGGAAACATTAGCACCAATCGACTCGATAGGTGTGTTGTATTGCTCCTTTTGATTATTGAAGTGTTTTTTAGCTTCAGCAATAATTTTTTTTCTTGCAATCTTTGTTTTTTTTATGAAAGCATCATCATCTAAATCTTCATCATATTGATAATTTTCTAATAATGATTCTATATCATCAGAATCTAATTCTGTATTTGTAGATTGCAAATATTCTTTTACTAAATCTTCAGGATCCATATTGTCAAAATCTTTATTTAACTTTATGAAATCTTCAAATCCTCTTCCTGTGTCCTTCTTATATTTCATATAAGCAGCTACATCAGAAGGTAATTCTTCATTTGTATTTCTTTCAGCCATTAACTCATCAAATGAGTTAATTTCTTTATTATACCTTTTTCCAATATATGAAAGAACTCTTTCTTCGCTTAATTCATCTTCAGGTTCAAATTCTTGTCCCTGCTCTTGTTCTTGTTCTTGCGGTTCAAAATTATTATCTGTCGATAATGACTCTTCGTGCTTTGCAAGTAATTCTTCTTCTATTTGAGCAACACTTTTTTCTTCTGCTCCGTCTAGCAATCTAACTTTCATTTCCATTTTATTTGATTTTATTTTTTACAAAGTTATATAAAAAAATTTAATATTTTAACGAGGTTCAAATTCACCAAAATCAAATCCATCTAAACTATCCTCATTTGACTCAAAATTCATAGGTTTGCTTTGAGGAACATTGAATCCATCTAAATCATCTTCACTGTTTTGGAAGTCTATAGGAGACAAATTATTCTTTCTTTGATTTATCAACTTTGATTGTTCAGTATTTTGTTGGCTTATTCTTTTTGCTTTAGCATCTTCTCTTTCATTCTCTCTAGTCTTCAAGTTGTTTTGCTGTAAGCCACCTAATTGCATATTGTAGTCAAACTCTACTGCCATTAAACTTTTCTTAAGTTCAGCTTCTGCTGTTAATTGCTGAATATTAAATTGAACCTCTGCTTGTTTTAATTTTAACTTAGCATCAGACTCCATTTGTATTTTTTGCATCGCAGTTTGCATTGCTAATTCTTGAGACTTCAATTGTTGTTGAGCCTGCATTGCTTGAATTTGCATTTGATTTTGTTGCTCTCTATCTTGTTTTTGAGTTCTCTTCATCTTCAACAATTGATTTGCAAGTTTGAGATTTCTCAACTCTCGAATATCAATAGCATCTTCAAGATTTATATCTCCCTTAGATAAAGCCATTTGTATGTTTGCTTCAAGCTGTGCTTTTTGTTCTTCATCAGGAGACACTTCAATAAAAATTCCAAAGTCATAAATATATAAATCGGAAATATCATTTAATATTGATACATTATATTTTCCAATTTTATTTGCAAAATCATCTTTAAAATCTGAATACTCTAATATATCTGCAACTCTATATGTTAATGCCTCCGCTAATGTTCTATAAATATAAAGTCCTCCCTCAAGTATATGTCTTGTTGCTGTATTTGAATTTAATGCTGCTAATTTTTGAACTCCTACTAATGAATTAGGGTCAGGTGTACTTCCATCTCTTGCCTCATTCAATCCCGTCACAGACCTAATCATGTCCATGTAATGGTTGTAATTAGATATTAACATTTGGGTTTTGCTTAGACCTGAATTTGAAGTCAATTGCGTTATAGGTATCCTTGCATTATTATAATCGCCCTCTTGAGTGTAACTTCTTCCAATAACACTACCCGTTTGGAAATAAAGTCTTAATGCATCTTCAGGATTATAAGCAGCACCTGAACCCAAGTCAACTTCATTTAATCCATCTGCATCAATAAATACTCCGTCAGGGACAACCCTTGCAATTACTTGCTGTAGTTTTAAGTGCGTTATTTGTATTAAGTCAGCAAAAGGAATCATTCGTCTTACTAAGGACTCTATGTTGCCTTTGTACATACGAGGTGCTACAGCCACATAATTTGGTAGTGCATGTTGTGACGATGATTTAGGGCGGACCATATTTTGAGCCATTTCCCATTTAATGATAATATTTGTACCCATTACCATTACACCGTCATACCAAACATCAATGGTCTTTTCAATTTTTTCAAAATTTCCTTCCTCCATCATTTCAGTAGGAGGATTAAAGGTGTCATCTTTTTCAATAACTCTTGATCCACCGCCTTCTAAAAATCTTTTTTTGTATACTATTTTTTTAGTTGTCTTGTAGTTAAAGTAAAGTAGTGTGCAAGTATCTTTGTAAAATAAACTGTTCTCATAAAATTGAGATACATTGTAGTAGTCATACCAACCTTGACTGCTTTTAGATATTTTTTCTAGCTCTTCTTTTTTTAAAGTAGGCTTGATTTTTAATAGTTCACTTATAGGCATTGTTTTTATCTCTCCCCAATAAAAGCAGTCTTCAAAGTTTGGTGACTCAGTATAACTATAAACAACATTTGCAGGGTCTACATATGAAACGTTTACACCTGAACCTAAAAGAAATTCGTGTTTTGCTATACCAATGCCTATTACCGTCAAGTCGTAGTCTATTCTTTTTCTAGTGTCTTGGTAATGGTTTTCATCAAAGATTGTATTAATAGCTTCTTCTTCAGCAATCTCAATAGCAGGCTTGTAATGTATTTGCATGAATAATGATAGCTCTTCGTCTGTTTTTGGAAGTTCTTCAGGATTCATAACAAATGGATTCATTCCTGTTTTTTGTTGAATTACTTCAAGATTGTCTTTGGCTAACATTTGACCTTCAACCATGTCTTGATATCTGCTTCTTTTTTGTTGCGACATTGCGTCTTGTGAGTACGCCTTAACTTTAAATAGTCTATCTGACATACCATTAACTACAATATCTACAAACTTTGGAAGAATAGGAACAGGTGTCCAATCTAAATTTAGGTAAGATAAGTCGCCATCAATCGCTAATTCATTTTTGTATTTTACAATAGACTGTTCTCCACGAGCATACAGTCTGAGTCTATGGAAATCTCTCCATTGACTATAAAATCTACAAGACCCACCATCCTTTCTAAACCATTCATATTGAATAGCTTGTCCAACTTGAAGGCCAAATTTTTCTGTTGCTTTTTCGCTGTCTGTTGCTAACTGACTTGGGAATGAAGCAGATGTTATGTCTATTATCGTAT